CTGGGCAGCCACAGGCGCTACCACGACAATCACCGCAAACGAAACGGGACCAGACGGAACGGATGGGTGGATGAAAATTGTTTGCGACAGTGACGCATCCTCTTTTATGATTATCCAAAATACGCTCGCTTTGAGCGGAGCTGGTCACACATACGGCGATGCGGTTAAGTGTTCTGCTAAAATTGGAGCTTCTTTTGAAGATCAGGACCCCGTTACTTTCCAATTCTTTGTATCTGCGTCGCTTAGCACATTCGATGTCCCTCAGGATGTGTCTTACACTATGCAGTTTTCTGATGGCCTCCAGATACCAACCACCTCTATCGGATTCCTAAATCCCAGCGGCAACCCCGACGATCTCCCAAGTACTGGGGATGTTATTTATATCAAAGACGTTAAAGTAGAGTTACTTACACCATGATGAACTCAAGCACAATGAGCGACATGCTCAGAGATATGATGATGCAGCGCGAAGAGCAGGCATCACAACCAGAGATGATTATGCCTGGGGAGGCAGCTTCCCCTGTCATGTATGAAGCAGAGACTGGTAGAGCCTACGTTATCTACGAGGACGAAGAAGGTGGTCGCAACAAAGTGTTCGGCAACTGGGAGATGTACATCGCAGGGCAGGATGATCTCGGCAACGAGATGATCGCGCCAGAGCAGTACCCTGTTTCTAGAGACGACGCTGGCGACCTCGTTCTCGACGAGGAAGCCCTCGAAGAGATGGTAATGGAGGAGCAAGCTGCAGAAGAAGAACAAATGATGAACCCCGAACAAGACATGGGAGGTATGCCTATGCAGTTCATGGAATAACAACGATATGGCTAAACCACTATTTCACGGGATTAAAACTCACCCAAGCAAGAGAAAGAAGTCGAACATTGTCAAAAACCGCGCAGACTTCAACCTTCGAAACACTCTTGAAAACATCGCTGAAAGAAGACGTCAGAAGATGAACGAAGGTTATGAAGCCGAGGAGCAGGAGGCTCAAGAGGATGGCGTCGTTCAGGGCATGTGCGATAAAGACGGATGCAGTGCTTACGATCAAACAGGAAGCAGCGAAGGAGCTGGTGAGGAAAAAGAAATGAGAGAACCCCTGGCTCAAAAGCTAGCAAACGCTATCATGGGCATGAAGGGAAACAAGTACGACCGCATCCAAGCTAGGAAGAAGAGATTGAATCAGCAGTTTAGACAGGGGCTTGGAAGCAAGCACAACATGGTCATGTACAACCCCATTAACAGACTTAGAAAGAGAAGAGCTAATACTCAGTTGTACAGACTTAAGCAAAGACACGACGGAGTACAATCAGCATAAACTAACAACATGAAAAAATCATACAAAGGCGGCGGAGGTATTGCGAAGAAGCTCAGTGGCGCACTGAGGAAGGCTGCTGCAAAAGCATCAAAGAACGCCAGCAAGCAATCGAGAAAGGCTGCATCAGCTAAGACTGATCTTGGATTTGCATTCCACACAAAAAGATCTAAGAAGGCTGCAAACAGAGCCCAGAGACGCAGAAACGCTGCTAGAAGACTTTCTCGCTAATACGTGAAACTGTCCAAGAACCTCACTCTCAAGGAGTGCCTTCGCAGCAAGACTGCAAAGCGCCTTGGGATTGACAACACACCCGAAGATGAAACAGTCATCAAAAACCTGGAGAAAGTTGCAAGATTTATTTTTCAACCTCTCCGCGACGCTTTCGGGTGCCCTATATACGTGTCGTCAGGCTATCGTTGCCCTGATCTCAACCGTGCGATCGGTGGCTCAAAGCGCAGTCAGCACATGGAAGGAAGAGCACTCGACCTTGACGCAGACGTTTACGGACGTTGTACAAACGCTCAGATCTTCAACTGGATTAAAAACAATCTGGACTTTGATCAAATCGTTTGGGAGTTTGGTACTGAAGACAATCCTGATTGGGTTCACGTTAGTTATGTTTCTGAAGACGACAATCGTAACCGCTGTCTTGTGGCTAAGAGAGACGATAAAGGCAAGGTTTACTACGAAGTCTTAACTTGATTATATTTGTATATGCGTAAGTACCGAGCAATTAAAGCAGAAGAGGGAGTTAGATTTGGATATCGTCCATCTAGTTTCTCTCGAAACACAGGGGCTGATAGTTCAAGGTACACTACGCCTAGCTTCTCCAGTGGTATGTTTACCGACCCTCTTGCTGGAACTAAAAGCTACCTCAAGGGTGCTTCTTCAGGATCAGAAGAAGAAGGGTCATCAGCATCTACTGGTAACGTCGAGGGTGGAGCAGCGGAGCTTGGGCTGCAGAAGGGGAGCACGGAAAGACCAGAGCTTCTGTTTAGACAGGGTTCTGACAGAATGAGAGACAGGATGTCTCGCAGAAAGTACAGAGCCACCAAGCGTGGTGAAGTTTACGATCCAGAACAAGAGCTTACCATGAAGGGTAAGAGGGATCAAAGAAAAGCTGATCGCCTTCAGAAGAGGCTCGACAAGACCACTGACGCTATGATGGAGTCGGGTCAGGAAGCGGCTCAGTTGCAGGGAGCAAGACTTGATCAGAATCAACTCAGAAGAGAGGCTTCTGATGCTGAGTACGCTTACGACAAGGACCGATATGACAAGGCTCGTGCTGCGCAGGGACCTGGGCCTATGGGCATGGGGGATAGCAAGGACCCATCAAACCTTGTCCCAACTGGTCCTTCTGGTAGTTCCCTTACTGCACCAACAAGAAGACAAGTCACTGATGACGAAGCCTCTAAGGAAGAGCTCAGTGCGTTCAATCGGACAGAGAAGCTTGACAAGAGGAGAGAAAAGCTTCTGAAGAAGCAGGGCAAGCTCGACACACCAGAGACTGCTCAAGGCAAGTACGAGCGCAAGCTTAGAGAAGAGGATGCGAAGGAGCTCATGCGTAAAGAGCAGGGTAGATACGGCTGGCCATACACAGAGGACATGAACCTCTTGCCCGAACATCAAGAAGCATTGAAGCAGCAGAGATCTGGTCAAAACATCACAAGCAGGTCATTTGGTCACTATGACCTCGACGCAGCAAAGAATGCTGAGCTCAAGGCAAAGTTGTATCCTACAGGAAGCTCATCAGTGACTCCCATCATGACCACCCAAACCACCACGGGCGAGGGCGATACTGCCTACGAAAGAGTGACGGGAAAGAAGAACCCCTTTGCACGAAGCGGTGAGAATGGCTTGAAGATCAAGAGAGGTTACAGAGCTATTCGCTAAACAAAGCGTAGAAGCGCTGAACTAACAGCCTCGCCCTTTGGGTGATTGCATATCGCACCCTATAATTGTACTTAGTTTCTTCCCTGAACAAATGATCTTCGTGCCGATCACTAGGCGTAAGCTTATCGAAGTGCTTGTACACCAACCCTGCTTTCATCAGCGGGTAGATGATTCTGTCCCCCATGTTGTTCTTGTTGAACCCATACTCATCAGCCGCGTAGTTGAGAGTCCAGAACTCTTTGTCGTAAGCCCAAAGAAGAAACTCAAGGTGACTGAAGCTAACCTCGTTGTCTTCGCAAAACATTGTCCTTTTACTACGAAGATCTTTCAAGAAGTTTTTGTTGACGAACTTTTTGTCTAAGAACGATACCTCTCGAAAGAGCCTGGATCGTTTCACTTTTGACTTTGGCATAGATCAAAGATAATCCTTATCTTTAACGTATCATGAAAAAAGAAGAAGCAGATTTTATCGCTGAGATTTACGAGCAAGTACAGAAGATTGAGGAGATGATCAACGCTTCTGAGTACAGGGATAGAGTCATGGCTGGCCTCGTTATCGGATTGATGGACGAGTTTGACATCGAGAAAGACCCAGACAATGTGGAGATGAAGTCTCTGTTTAGCTTTAACCTCAGGTCTAGAAGCGAGCTCGAAGTAATCAAAGAGATTATGGATGAGATGTACACGGACTCTGGTGGAGATCTGGAGGACATGCTTGGAGATCTTGGCATATCTTTGAACTGATATGCGAGTCATTAAGAAAAAACCAAAACCCGCACCGCGTCAAGGCACAAGAAAGAACCCAGATGGTTCTGAGTCTACGCACCTGTATGCTACAGAAACTCTAGACGGTAAGAACTGGGTTAGCTTTCCTACACTGTTTCAGAATCAAGATGGATCGTGGGTAGACATGTCTCAGGGAGACTGGGTAGATGCCTACAACGAAGCAAAGAAAAGAGGAGAGGTTATTGACTTCGGAAGAAGAAAAAGAAAAGCATTATCTTTTGGTGAAGGTAGCTGGAAAGATCAATGATGCAATCATGAAAGACAAAGGATTAGGCGACACTATCGCCAGAGCAACAAAAGCAACTGGAATTAACGCGCTTGTCAAGGCCGTCACAAAAGACTGTGGCTGTAAGAAGAGACAAGAGAAATTGAATAACATGTTCCCTTATGGAAGGACTAATCAGAAAAATCGTAATAGGCCGTGACCCTAAGAACGGCATGGCATACTACATCGGTATGCGTGCTGGAGACGGAAAGGTGTCGGCCATTCTAGAAGACGAAAGACACTTAGTGAAATACGGGAAGGTGAGATACCTCATTTACATTGATAGAGAGGACGGTACCCTTCTGTGGAAGGCAGTAGACGAAATGCCTTGCTTACTTGAATTTGATCTTAACTTCTAATGAAAACGTACAACTACTTTATTGTGGAGATCCCCACGAGGATCAAGGATACCGTCACCACAGACGGAGGTCTGGAGCTCTATGTCGATAACAAGTTCAAAGAGTTCGAGAATAGAGTGAACGAGGGTAAGGTAGTAGCCGCCCCGTTCAAGTATGACCACGGAGTGGAAGAGGGGGATACGCTTTACTTTCATCACCACGTCGTTATCAACGACGGACAACCACTGACAGGACATGAAGATCACTACGTCGTTGTTTACTCTCATGGGCCCGAAACTCCCATGGCCAGCCAAGCATTCGCTTTTAAGAATCAACAAGGAGAAATCAAACTCCTTTCGGGCTGGTGTTTACTTGAAGAGGTTGACGAGCCCGAAGTGGAACAAGCCGCCATCGTCGAAGCTGTATCTCTTGAGGAATCACCTAAGCTTCGGGGGAGAGTCGCATTCACCTCTGGGGAATGGATGAAAGACCTCGGCCTTGATGTTGGAGACATCGTTGGGTTCCAAAAGAACAGAGACTACAGACTCAAGGTGGATGGCAAGGAGTACTACCGTGTAAGAGCAGAAGACCTTCTCTATGTCGAGGAAGAAGTTTGACACCGTATCCGCATCGAAGCGGCTGATGGATAGTATGGCTGCGGCAATCGACAATATGATCGACGAGATCCGAAAGCCAGTAGACCCAGAGGTCAGCGGCAGCGCACGCAAGGCCGAACTTCAATCCATCAAGCAGACCGCAACAGATTGTAAAGAACTAATCATCGAGCGCCAGAAGCTAGAGCAGATGGTGACAGATCTACAGAACAATGGACAAATCGAAGAAGACAAAGATTACTCAGGAGGGTTCGCAGAAAGATTCTCAAAGTGAGTACTGGTGGAGCAACATCACCATAACTGACAAGGATGTAGAGCGTTACAGATTCTGGGAAAGCATGTGGAACGAGGAATACGAGGATTGATTATATTTGCGTATGCCTCGAAAGCCAAAAGAACCAACTCAGTTTGAAAAAGAGATCTTAAACTACTTAGCTGAGTCTGGAGCAAGTCGCGCAAAAAAGCATAAGTTCCCTGAGATTACTTATGTAGAAGATTATGGTAGTGGGGTTGTTCCAGAGTTTGCGAACCCATTCAATCCCTTTCACGTTAGCCCAGACGATATAGTTGTCGAAGACGTATTGAACTACATTGCTAGTGACATGTACGGTCCTAACTCCATCGAGGGAGAATCTTTACGAAGGGATGCTGTAATCGCAAAGTCTCTTGAAGACGATGAGCTTGTGAATTACGAAGAGTCCATCCATGGAGCTCAGAAAAGAAAGTTCCTGGACAACACCTTGGGTCGAGGGGTAGGTAAATCAAAGAGGCAGCTGAGAAGAGCCGTAAAGGATGCGTTTAGTCCAGAGTTAATGGATGCGGTTTACAAGGGTCCAAGTGGTCTTAGGGGCTACGTGCTTTCTGGGCCAGGAAGCAACATGGAGACTGAAGCTAAGGCTATAGCTACTAAGGCAGCTATGCAGAAGTACGGGGTTATCGACTCACCTCAAATGACTGACTCTGACTTGGATAGCATCAACGCATGGTACAAGGCGAACCCCGACAGACAAGACAGCTTCGCGTACTTGTTCCACACCGACACCTTAAAGAATGAAGAATATCGTAAGGCTCTTCTTGACTTTATGAATAAGTTCTGATATCTTAGCTGTATGAAATTCATTTTTACTCTACTCTCAGTCTGTTTCTTGTTGGCGTCCTGCGCCCCACACTCCACAGTTACAAAGCACCACAGGTATCATAACTGGAAGCAACAAGGCCCAGACTTCCCAGACATCGGAAACCTCGGTGAGCCAGAGCCCTGTTCCTGTAACTGGTAACAGGTATGCGCTCGTAGCTCAGCTGGATAGAGCATCTGCCTTCTAAGCAGACGGTCCCAGGTTCGAATCCTGGCGGGCGTACAATTCAATCTAATAACAATGGCTGATTACATTTGCGACTGCGACAAAAAGCACGAAGAGAGCAAGAGCGGCGTATCCATTAAGTTTGGGGATGACGGCGCATACCACGACATCAAGTGTCCGTGCGGCAAGTACATGAAGATCAAAAACCCCAAGACAGGGGTACCTTCCTTTAAGAGAGATAGTCACGGTCGAGTTTACTGATGGGTAAGAACAAGATCTGTCTTGCCATGATCGTTAAGAACGAAGAGCAGGACATCCGAAGATGCCTAGACAGCGTTAAGGATCATATCGACTACTGGGTTATATCAGACACTGGGTCTGAAGACAACACCAAACAGCTTATCCAGGAAATCATGGATGAGCATGGAGTGCCTGGAGAGCTTCACGAGCACAAGTGGAAAGACTTTTCTACCAACAGAAACTACGTCCTCGAACTCGCTAAGGAGCACGGGGACTTTGTTTGGTTTATGGATGCCGATGACAACTTCGTGCCTCAATCCAAAAGACCCCTCAACGCTCTGGACAAAGATGAGCACGAAGGGGCGTGCATTGAATTTCAAGTCTTAGGGTACAAGTTTACCAGAAACTGCATCATCAACGTAAAGCACAACTGGGCTTATCATGGCGTTCTTCACGAGGTTTTAATGATCGACGGGGAGCCAACCCCAACCCCTCAAATTACAAACTGTCACATCGTTGCTAGGTCTTCACCAACCAAAAGGGCTGAAACTGAAGAGGAGAAGTACAGACAAGATGCAAAGATTCTTTTGAAGGAGTATAAAAAAGATCCTAGCAATACCCGAACCATATTCTATTTGGCTCAGTCATACAGGGACTGTGGGGATCACGCTAAATCTATCAAGTACTACAAAGAAAGACTGAAGCATCCAGACAAAGGCTTTAAGGATGAGCTTGAGATTTCTGCAATAGAGCTTACAAAGGGAATGGTTAAGCTTGGCAAGAGTCCTGCTGATTGTTTGTACTGGGCTATGAAGGCGTGGGAATACAATCCATACAGGATTGAACCAGCCATTCTTTTGATGGAGATCTACATGATGCAAGACATGTACTTCGCTGCTTTTGCAATAGGCCAAGCCGCCTCAGGCATATCAGATCCAAACAAAGTCGGTCTTCATCACAACAGCTACGACAGAAAAGTCAGGTTCAGAGCTCACTACTCTTACGCTTGTTATAGGATAGGACTGTACAATCTTTCGGTTGCTAATATGGAGAACGTTCTCAAGGAGGAGATGACGGAAGAAGAAAGGCAATCACATGAAAAACACTACAAGGTCTATAAGAAGGCAATGGAAAAGGCTTTTGATCAATGATTGTAGCGTCCTTTACAACGTCTCCTTCTCGCATTCATAAGTGCGAAAAGACAGTGGACTCCATCTTAAATCAAGAAGTTGCTCCAGACATTGTTCTTTTGAACATTCCAGAAAAGTACAGGGGGTCATCCGAGTACTCAATTCCAAAATTTGTTTCTGATAAAGTAATTGTAAACGTTATTAAAAACGATTTAGGACCAGGTACAAAGGTGCTTGGATCTCTGATGTATTGCAACTCAAACAACATAACTCCTGAGAAACTGATTTACTTTGACGATGATGTCGTCTACCCAAAGGGAATGATTGGGTCTATGCTTATGTGCTCAAAAAAAGGAAGGGTTGTTGGAGCCTCTTGTTTTGACGCTTTTTCCAACTCTCAAGTTGGGATATTTTTTCACAGGTCGAATGTATCTCACCAGGTGGTCGAGGGCTTTGCTGGCGTGTGCGTTGACTACAAAGACCTAGACGGACTTTTGGAGTATTTTGAATCGCTTCCAAATACCGAAGAGGTTCTGAGGTCTGACGATCTGTACCTGTCATTGTTTTATCACGAAAAAAAATGCTCAATAAGACCAATAGATATGCCAGGGGTCTACAGTTTTGTTGACCTATTTAGTGAGGGTAGGATTCTTGAATATGGAAATGAAGGTGATGCACTTCACAATCAAGAGGTTAGCAATGTTGAGCGGTATCTATATGCCGCGAGACAGATATCTGAAACTAGAAACGTGTCTTTACCAAACCTCCCCTAATGCTAATTGACGTCAAAGGATATGAAGATAAAGCTGTTGTTCTGGACCCTGGGGGTTCAGTGGGAGAGATCATCGAACTCCATGGGGTTCTCGTTGCTCTACCAAAGAAGCCGTCCAGATCTGAGATTCTCTTCCATGACAAACCAAAGAAGATGCAGATGTGGCAAAGGACACCTATGCCCGAGGAACTGCAAAGGCTTGGAAGTATGGATGAGTGGTTCGAACAGCCTTCCGAGTTTCGAAAGCGCTTTTCTCCTTTCATCGAAAAAGAGTTTGAGCGCAGGCGTAACGGTGTTTGGTTTTACAACAATGGCGTCCCTACGTACATTACAGGGAGACATTACATGCTTCTCCAGTGGTCGAAAATCGACATTGGGTATCCTTACTATCTTGCCTTCCAGCGTGAAATCTTTATCCACATGGCTGCGTGCGAAGCTGATCCCCGTTGTCTCGGTCAGCTTTATACTAAGTGTCGCCGTTCTGGGTATACTAATATCTGTTCTTCTGTACTTGTCGACGAAGCTACGCAGGTTAAGGATAAGCTGCTCGGAATACAGTCGAAGACTGGTAAGGACTCACAGGAGAACATCTTCATGAAGAAGGTCGTTCCGATCTTCAAGTCATACCCATTCTTCTTCAAGCCTATTCAGGACGGTACTACCAACCCTCGTATGGAGCTTGCGTTCAGAGAGCCATCAAAAAGAATTACCAAGAGTAATAAAATTTCAAGAAGAGGTGACGCCCTGAATACAATCATCAACTGGAAGAACACAACTAACAACGCTTATGACGGTGAGAAGCTACACCTTCTGTATCTTGATGAGGCAGGCAAGTGGGAAAAGCCAGTCGACATTCGTGAGGCTTGGCGTATTGAGCGTACGTGCCTTATCGTGGGTCGCAAGATTGTGGGAAAGGCTATGGTGGGTTCTACTGTGAATCCTATGGACAAAGGCGGCAACGAGTATAAAGATCTTTGGGAAGATTCAGACCCATCAAAACGAAATGCAAATGGACGCACACGTAGTGGCCTCTACAGAATTTTTATCCCAGCTTACGAAGCATTGGAGGGATTTTTCGACGTTTATGGAAACCCAGTCGTGGACGATCCTAGTGGGGACGTGGCTGGGATTGATGGCGACGATGTTCCTTCTGGCGCGAAATCCTTTCTCAAGAACGAAAGGGACAGCCTCAAAGACGACCCATCGGAACTCAATGAGGTAACTCGACAGTTTCCATGGACAGAAGAGGAAGCCTTCAGGGATAGCATCGAAGGCAGCCTATTCAACATCGGGAAGATTTATCAACAGATCGATAGTAACAACAATCTATATCCCAATCCAGTAGTAGTTGGTAACTTTATGTGGAAGGAGAAAGACAAGGAAGTTGTGTTCTCTCCGACACCCAACGGGAGGTTCAGGGTTTGCTGGCACCCAAAGGTGGAAAACAGAAACAAGTACTATGAAGAAAGAGGTAAGAAGAAACCTGGAAATCATCTTGTGGGTTGTGGTGGTGTTGACTCTTATGACCTTGACCAAACGGTGGATGGACGAGGCTCGAAGGGAGCTCTTCACATGTACAACAAGTTCAACATGGATGCACCGTCCAACATGTTTATTGTGGAGTACGCATCTAGACCTGACCTCGCCAGCATCTTTTATGAAGACGTATTGATGTGTGCTTTTTACTACGGCTACCCTTTGCTTGTGGAGAACAACAAGTACGGTATTGTAAGGTACTTTGAGTCAAGAGGTTACGACGAATACCTGATGGATCGGCCTCAGTTCCTGTCCTCTGGCAGCTCAAGAGTCAATGTCAAGACGAAAGGTATACCTTCTAACTCTCAAGATGTGATTCAATCTCACGCCCATGCTATCGAGTCATACATCCATGATCACGTAGGCATCAACCCCAAAACAGATGAGTTCGGTAAGATGTACTTCAACCGAACACTAGAAGATTGGATTGGCTACAACATCACAAATAGAACAAAGTTTGACTTGACAATCAGTTCTGGATTGGCTCTTCTTGGGGCGCAGAAAACAAAAGAAAAGCCAAAGTCAACCTTCATTGATAAGAAGTTTTTCCGCAAACACAAGACAAAAGAGTGGCACCGCTGATTTTAGTATATTTGTGCCAGCATGTACAACAATAAACTTAAGAATTCTACTGGCTTTCCAGACCCTCTAGCAAGCAGAGGAGAGAAGGAGAGTGAGGAGTATGGCCTGAGATATGCAAAGGCCATCGAAGCTCAGTGGGGTAGTGTGGAGCAAGACACATCTCTTCTTAGGCAGAGGTCTAGGACCTTTGAAAAGAATAGGGCGTATGCCAACGGAACCCAAGATACTGGTATCTATAGGCAGCTTCTGACCAGTCTCGACCCAAACAACGGTGACGGGACCATGCTCAACCTGGACTTCACGCCAGTGCCCATCCTACCAAAGTTCGTGCGCATCGTGGAGAACAAGATCATGTCGGGTAATCCATACCCAAACCTTGAGGCGGTTGATCCGCTTTCATCTTCCGAGAAAGACAGGGAGAGAAGAAAGGTTGAGATGATCATCAAAAAAAAGAAACAGCTTAAGGACATCAACTCCAAGATTGGTCTGGACATCAGTAAGGCTGAGAAGCTACCAGAAACCCTTGAGGAGGCGGAGATCTTTATTGAAAACAACGTAAAGTCTTCTGGGGAGATTGCGGCTCAACTTGCAACTCAGCTAACCCTGAAGTGGAATGACTTCCACGACTCTGTTTACAGGAGGTGTGTTCACGATATAACTACGTTGGGCATGGCTGTGGTAAAGAGAACAAATGATCCCAACTACGGAATTAAGACTGACTACGTAGATCCCATTAAGTTTGTTCACAGCTACACTGAAGACCCCAACTTTAACGACTTAGTTTACGCTGGACATATTAGACAGATCCCCATTTATGAACTTAAGCGTATCGCTGGAGATCAGTTCACCGAAGAGGAATACAAGAAGATTGCTCAAAAGGCAGCGTCTAAGTACAACTACAATGTCGGTAAGCTCAACGAAACGTTTTACGACAGGAAGAGAAATAAAACCAGGTTCGGTTATGACGAGTATATGATCGACATCATGGACTTTGAGTTCAAGGTTGTCGAGACAATGTACTTCGAGGAGAAGCCTAGCCAGTACGGAAACGTTGGCTTCTACCAGAGAAAAGGACCAAGCAAGTCTGTGTACAACAAGTCTATCAGTGAGATTGACAATGAGGTTGTTTACGGGGGTAGCTACATCCTTGGATGCGAAATGATGTTCGATTACGGACTGAAGACCAACGTGCCAAAGAATATGCACGACCTGTCTCGTGCCTGCCTTTCTTACTCAGTAGCAGCTACAAACTTGGAGAACATGATTCCCAAGTCCATGGTTAACAGCTGCATTGGGTTTGCAGACCAACTTCAGCTTACTCACCTTAAGATCCAGCAAGCCATCTCAAAGGCAAAGCCCGACGGCATTATCATTGATATCGAGGGACTGGAGAATGTACAGCTCGGTAAGGGGGGAGAACTACAGCCCCTTGAACTGCACGACATCTACGAGCAGACTGGTGTGTTCTACTACAGAAGTAAGAACCCTGACGGAGGTTTCCAGAACCCGCCAATCAGAGAGATTGGAAATGCAGTAAGAAACATCAACGAGTTTATTGGCATCTACAACCACTACCTGAGACTTATCCGTGACGCAACGGGAATCAATGAAGTGATGGATGCGACGTCACCAAACAGCAATGACTTGGTGGGTGTGCGCAATCAGGCCTTGGCTGCTGCAAACAACGCTATTGGAGATATCACTAATTCATCTACAATGTTGTTTAAGAAGGTGTGCTCCGATATCGTCAAGTGCGTTCAGATCATCCCAAGAGATTCCGTTCTGTTTAGATCCTACTCTAACGCGATCGGAAGCGATAACATGGATATGATCTCTACGTTCGAGAAGCTGTCTCTGTACAACTTCGGGGTGATGGTCGTTAAGGAGATGGAAGAAAGCGAGAGACAGTACCTGGAACAAAACATCCAAGTATCACTCGCTCAGAAGGAACTCGACATCGAAGACGCAATCGCCATTAGACAGCTTAAGGACTTAAGTCAAGCTGAAAGATTGCTGGTCGTTAGACGCAAGAAGCGGGTAGCAATGAACCAGCAGATTGCTATGCAAAACTCTCAACAGCAAGCTCAGATTCAGCAGCAGTCAGCAATGGCGGCATCACAAGCTAGACAGCAGGAGCTGCAGATGCAGACTCAGCTCAAGCTCCAGGAGATGCAAGCTAAGATGCAGATGGATATGGAGATGGAAAGAGCTAAGCACGAGATGCGCAAGGAGATCGAAATGATCAAGGCCCAGGCTACGCTCGGATTCAGAACAGAAGATCAGGAGTTCAAAGAGAAGCTTGAGGTTCTCAAAGAAGACAGAAAGGACGACCGTGTGAAGAAGCAGGCTGTCCAACAAAGCAAGCTCATCTCACAAAGGGATGGAGTAAGAGGAGAGCTCCAGTCAGAGGACGAAGGACTCGCTGGAGAGGTACAACAAATCGTAAACCAAATCACTGATGGCGAAGGTTAATCTAGATACAGCTTCACGGCTTGACATTACATGCAGGAAGGGAGATACTTTTTCCCTTGTTATTGATTTCGGAGAAGCTATCTCTGCGACAGCCTCAAACTACTCGATGAAAGTAGCCGAGACAGACACTTCTGGATCTTTCGAGTTTACCTCCACCTCTGGCAACTTTAGCCCATCAGGAAATAAACTCACCATTTCCATCGCAGCCTCAACGACCTCGACATGGGACTCTGGGAACTACGTTTACGATCTTCAAGAGAGCGACGGTGGCGTAGTGCAAACCAGACTGTACGGCTCATTTGTGATCAATGAAGATGTAAGCTGATGGCTTCCGTCAACATTGTCCAAGGAACCACCCCTGTGGTAAAGGTGACTGGAAGCTCGGTCCCCGAGATTAAAGTTACAAACCCTACCGTCAACGTTGTTAAGGTAGTCGGTGGTACGCTTTCGTTTGAGAATGTAACTATCCCGAGCGTCCCCTCTGGCGGGCTTGAGTATCAGTTCCTGACTTCAGAGAATGATGAAGGTACGTGGGATTACGTTCAAAACATTTTTGTTGAGGTACAAAACGGAACAGCGGGATCTATCTCAGAGGGGACACCGATATACGCTGTTGGTCTTAGCGGCAATAGAATTACAGTAGGTTTAGCTTCTGCTAATTCCTCGACCTCTATGCCTTGCATTGGTATTCTTTACCAAACGCTTGCTGTCGGGGCTCATGGATACGCAGTGACCGCAGGCGTTTACAAGAAGACTATTAGTGGTCTTACTGGAGTGTCTGTTGGGGATACCATTTACGTAGGGTCTAGTGGCGGTTTAACCACTACCAAGCCTTCGCACCCAGACTTGATTCAGAACATTGGTGTTGTCCTGAAGACAAACGGTAGTAACATTCAGAAGATGAAGGTGTCTGCCATTGACAGGGTGAACGACGTACCGAACATCACTCAAGGCAAGTTCCTTATTGGTGGATCTTCATACGCTGAAGAGTCTGCATACACACTACCGACATCTGACGGAACTCAGAATCACTACCTGAAGACAGACGGAAGCGGAGCTGTCACCTTTAATCAGATTGCTTACTCTGAAATCTCTGGAGTCCCAACGCTCCCAGCAAACAACGGAGAGCTTTTGATTGGGGGTACCAGTGGAGTCAACATATCCACGCTTACAGCAGGTACTGGTATTACCATCGCTAACGCTGATGGTCAGATCACCATTACGAGTACCGTTTCAGAACCTGGAGCAGATACTCACTTGGGTAACGCAAACCTCACGTTGACTGCTGACAGGACTCACGATCTTGACGGAAACTACCTTTACTTCAAGGACGGTGCTGATCCTATCCTGTACTTAGCCGATGGAACAAACAGAGTAGGCGTAAACACCACATCTCCAGATCAAGCTCTTCACGTAGCTGGACAAATTAAGATTGACGACGGGTCAAACCCATACACCTTCCCAGCGGCAGACGGGTCATCGTCTGAAATTCTTATTACAGATGGTAGCGGAACTTTGTCCTTTACTGTCAATAACACTGTAGGGTTGGCTGATGTGTCCGCGACTGCAGCTGACACAGCGGGAGATGTTCTGATCTGGGATAACACAAATACAGAGTGGGTTCCCAACAACCTTACTGCAGGCACTGGCATCACAATCACAAATGCTGACGGTAGCGTTACGATTGCATCTACTGGCACTGACCTTACGGTAGAGGAGGTGGACGGAACTCCAAGTGTTTCAAGTGTCTCGACAATCAAGGTTACAAACGGAACACTTACCGACAACGGTAGCGGGGTGGTGACTATCGACACTGGAGGTGCAGACACCCACATAGGAAATACAAATCTAACTGTTCCATCGAGCACCATTAGAACCTTAAGCTTTGGGTCTAATTCTATACTTGATCTAAACTTTGACCAAAACACTAACACTGGTCTTAGAATACAAAGTGTGACTGGTGCTAGTACGCACTCAATGTTGACCGTAGGAAGGGTGGCAGCTGACCAGTACGGTACCACCGTTACGGGAGAACTTATCGTTGAGGACGATCCTTCCGCTAGTAAAAGAAATAGTCTTACCTACGCCTCCAATGGAGGTCAATTAAGACTTTTTGGTCCGACGACTATGACGGCGGATTACAGCATTGTGTTCCCCTCTTCTAGTCCAGGAGCAAACAGTAAAATTCTTGAGTCGGACTCCTCTGGAAATCTTTCCTGGATTGACACCCCGACAGGAGGCACCATTACGGTTAAGGATGTTGATGGCTCTCCAACCGTGGGTGGTGTTAATGTGATTCAGGTCACTAATGGAACGCTTACAAATAACGGGGGAGGTACAGTAACTATTGATACATCTGGAGCTGTTGATGTTTCTGGAACTCCAACAGCAGGTCAGCTTGCGCAGTGGGTGGATGTCAACACGATTGAGGGTAGTGATAGCACAACTGCTAAGCAAGTAACTGGTGCAGCTGGAGTTAGCGCGGCGGGAGACTACGGCACTGGATCTCTTATTTCTGCAAAGCTTGGAGCAAACACTGGTAGCTTGACAGCAGGTCACATCTACAGGATAGGCTCGTCGGCCTGGTCAAAAACAAATGCCGATGCCGAAGCTGATGCTGTGGGATTGATTGCAATGGCTGTAGGAACAAGCGCCTGGAACAATATGCTTCTTAGAGGTTTTGTTAAAGTGTCTGGAGCAAACGCACTCGCAGGAGGATCTATCGGTGATCCAATCTACTTGTCAACGGTTGACGGCCAAGTATCTATAAACCCACCAACGGCTACCAATCATATCTCAAGGGTCGTGGGTTATTTGATCAATACTACTGGAACAATATACTTTGATCCGTCTCAAGACTGGGTTAAAATTTCCTAATTGATGAGTACTGCAAACGAGCTAAGCGGAATCGCCGTAGCAAACATCTCTGAAGTGAGCGGAGTTGCCAACAACGCAATCTCTGAGGTGAGCGGTATTGCTTTAACTCAGGCCGCCAACCTATCCATTACTTGGAATTTTGACGACCAAACTGTTGCTACAAGTACTTCAGCTACTAATGCTGGTTGGGTTCCCTCTCTTACTCATTCATCATGGGTTAATGGGGGTGCAGCAGTGGACAATCTTAACGGATACTGGAGCGGCGACCCAGGAACTCCAGCAACGAGTACAAACCCATCTCCTGGAAAGGTTAGTTATGGATGGCGGTGCGATAGCAATGCCACAAGCTCAGCGAGTACAGGCCCTCTTGGGGCGCTTAACGCAGCTCTAAATGGAACCCACGATACTGGAACCTCCACTAAGTATATCTTTTCAGAGACCAGTGGGACGCTCGGGACAAATCTGAATGTATGTAGGACTCCAGGCTTTACGCCTAGAACCGATATGACAGACTTTGCCAACAACGACTTGAAGCTAAAGTTTTGGCTTCACGCTTTTGGAGATTCTATTGATTATCTTAGAGTGTATGTAGATGACGCTCAATCTTCAAATACTTCAAACGCACTTGAGTATGTGAAGTTTATTGGATCTTATTCTGGAACTAGTGCGGGTACAGGAACTTCGACAATGACAGCGTCTGCTGCAAACCACACGCAAGTTTCACCAACAACACTCACTTACTCAAATGGCCTTTCCTCTCTCTGGATACAGGTTGAGATATCTTTGAACAATCTTAGAGGCCTTAACGTGCCTCAGTACATTTACTTTGTCGCCGCAGCAAAACCTGGAATTGCCAATCAAAGATTCAGAGGTGACATTGCTATTGACCACGTACAAATCATAGAAGAGTAATGACCAGAACAGCTTACTATTTATGCACAGGATCTTCCTACTGCGTAGTAGAGTCAGACATGGTTACTGAAATCTCTCAGTATAAGGCATGCGACTTGCCTTCAGATGACCCAGAGGTAGGCGATTCTCAAAGAGGTGTTTACGACGTCAAGGCATCGACATTTACCTTCGATACAGGGGGTACAATACTTCTGTCTTAATAGATTATATTTGCATTATGCCAACACCTATCAAGGCAGCAAAGGGCGTCAGTCTGAAAATGGGTAAGCATAAGTCCAGAAGCGGAGGGCTTACGGCTGCTGGTGTGGCTAAGTACAACAGGGAGACTGGTAGCAATCTTAAGACGGCTGTAACCACCCCACCGTCAAAACTCAAGAAGGGAAGCAAGGCTGCAAAAAGACGTAAGTCTTTCTGCGCCAGGATGAAGGGTGTAAAGGGTCCAATGAGAAAACCAAACGGCAAGCCCACACGAAAGGCGCTTGCTCTTAGAAAGTGGAATTGTTAATGAAGGCCGTAAAGAAAAATCCAAAGAAGCTGTCCGTGTCTAGCAAGAAGGTCAGCATTGATCCACCAAGTGGTTATCACTGGATGGAAGAGTCGGGTAGGTACTACCTGATGAAAGGCGACTATAAACCTCACCCAGGAGCTGTAGCTAAGGCATCCTTCAAATTAGTGAATCATGCGAAATGACGTAATTAAAATGCTTCTGGAAGGGGGCTACCTGTCTACTGGAAATCCTACTGGAAATCCTACTGGAAATCCTACTGGGGGTCCAGGCAAGCCCACAACGAAGACAGTAACCTCCTCAACTAGGCTGGCTACAGATCAGGCTACGGCTGATGATCTTCCCGATTATACGCAAAGCGAAACATCTCCTGGAAGTAACTTGTTCGACACAGTGACATCAGAAGACGTCGAAGCAAGGCTGTCTGAAGAATCTTGGTTTAACCCCAACGATCCTATGTTTGGGGAGGGAGGGTTTGATGTGACTAACTCGGATCACGTGACAGCCTACCAAGAGATGTACAACGATTTGGCTCCAGAGGATCAACAGATTCAAGTTGATGGTGACTGGGGTAAGCAGACACAGACCGCTCACATTCCAATGGAAACTATTGTTGTCGAAAGAGAAGATGAAGATGAATACGAGGACGATGACGACGACGAGAGTTTTCGCGTTGGCGGACCGCCTCCTCAGACACGTAGTAGCGGGAACACGAAAGGCTACAGAGGTAAGGGCAGAGCTGGCATCGCTGGAGACAAGAGTGTGCTCGGAGGTAGGTCTGCATACAGAGGGATCTTTGGCATAAGAAAGAAAAATAAAGCAGGAAGGGGTAGGTTGTTTAGGCCAAAAGTATAATCATGGCAAAGGCAGTAAAGTCAAGCAAGGATGCGTGCTACCACAAGGTCAAGGCTAGATATAAAGTCTGGCCCTCTGCTTACGCATCAGGAGCTGTAGCTAAGTGCAGAAAAGTAGGAGCAAGTAACTGGGGCAATGGCGGTAAGAAAAACAAAAGCAGGTCTTAATCTAAAGCGCTGGTTCAAAGAGGATTGGCGAACGCTATCGGGCGACAAGGATTACTCTAAGGGTGATCGTTCGTTCCGTCCTACAAAAAGGATTTCTGAGGACACCCCCGTAACAGCTTCAGAACTTACGCCCGCAGAAAAGGCACGAGGTAGAAAAGAGAAGAAAGAGAAGGGCAGGGTAAGCAGATGGAAGGCCATCAAGAAGAATAAGAAAAAGTAATCTATATTTGCACTAATAATTTAATTCATGGAAAATCAAGAAGTTAACCAAGGTCAGGTGGAGGAAACCTCTAGCTTTAGCTTTGTTTCAGATCAAGAGGCCGCACAAGGTCTTTCAGGAGAAGCTAATCAAGAGGCCCCCCAAGTAGAAGAGCAGCCTGTTCAACAGGAAGCTCCCGTCCAACCAGAAGCGTCTGAGTTCGATGCTGTCCTAGGTGGTGAAATTACGGAACAACAAGGTCAAACCGAAACCGACGGTGGGTATGAGTACACGCCAGAGGAGATCGATGCTGCCGTTCAAATGTACCTCAGTGATAGACTGGGCATGGACATCAACAGCTACGAAGATCTCCAAGGTGGAGGAGGTTATGAGGACGAGCGTATTCAGGCGATTGCTGAGTTCGTGTCCGACACTGGTAGAGACCCTAGCGACTGGTTTGCTTATCAGTCATTGAATCCAGATCAAATGGATGACATGACTGCTATTCAGGTTCAGATGGCGACGGACTACCCCAACCTTTCTCATCAGGAGATCGAGACACTTATGAACAATAAGTACAAGATCGACGAGAATCTTCACACCGAAGAGGAGGTAAGACTTTCACAACTTCAGATGAAAATCGATGCTGAGAATGCAAGGAAGGTGGTCTCTCAATACAGAGAGAAGTACGCCGCTCCTGAAATTCCAGGTGGGCTTTCTGAAGAAGAGGCTGCAGTGGAGTTGGAGGCTATCCAGGATTGGACAGACCAAAACCTCGAAGGTATTCAAGATTTGCGCGGAGTCGAATTTGACCTCGGCAATGGGAACAGCTTCAGGTTCGGACTGTCAGATCAATACAAGACTAATCTTGGACGGCGGAGTATCGACATTGACGGCTACTTTGATCAGTACATTTCTGAAGACGGTTCATTTGATCATGACACGTTTAATGTTCACAGGTCCGTTGTTGACAACATCGACAACATTGTTCAGTCAATCTACAAGCAAGGTCTTGCAGATGGACAGAGAGGACTGGTGAATCAGGCAGCGAACGTCAGAGTCAATACACCTCAAGGAAACGTACAACCCCAAGAGGATTCACTCACCGCTCAACTTAGAGAAGCGATGGGTGGTAATTCCGCTTGGTCTTTTTAAGAACAAACAATAACAACTAGAAAAAATGGCAACATTTGGAGGAAATAGAGGTAGCAACGCGACAAGCAAGCCACCTCTGTCAAAAACAACTCCAGACAGATACGTCGCTCTCGGCGATCTTTTGGATTACAACAAGCCCGACAACAGAGATCTGTTGATCAAAACTTTCGGTGATCAGGGCATCACTGGTTTCTTGAAGCTCACTGGTGCTGTCCGCAGCGCTGGCGTTGCTGACGAAGTTCAGTACTGGGAAGAAGGTAGATTGCATAAGTCAATCACTGCCACTTTGCCAGTTATCTCTACCGCAGACACTGCAGTTACTATGTCTGGTATCACGGCTGGAGAAATTAGACCTAACGATGTTTTGTTGGGTGGTAGCGGTGTGAGACTGTTGGTTGCTGAGTACCTCGGCTCTACTACAGCTTCTGTCAGAACTTTGGACGGTAGCACTGCTGCTGTTCAGAACGGAGGCAACTTCTCAATCATCGGTAACTTGTACGCTCAGGGTACAGATCAGCCTGATTCTTTCTTGCAGACTGACGTAGAAAAGCGCGCCAACCCATTCATGATCGTTAAGGACACCTACCACGTCAACGGTTCACAGGCGACTAACATCGGCTGGATCAACGTTGGTAACGGTGACTACAGATGGTACGTGAAGGGTGAGATGGATACTCGTAAGAGATTCCTCGACCAGCGCGAAATGATGATGATCTACGGTCAGAAGAACGATGGCACTGCTGGTCAGCAGAACAGCATTCCAGGATCTGAAGGCTACTTTGCAGCGATTGAAGACAGAGGTATTGTTTCTTCGGGCACCAGCTTTGGCAACTTTAGCGACATGGATGAAATCATCCT